TGTTTAGGAGGCGAATATGCCAGCCAAGGGAGGAAAAAAATGAGAAAACCAACAGATGAGCAGCTAAAGGTTAAATTACTTTCACTGGCCAGTGAACTCATTTCCCCGCTATTATCATTTAATGTGCCAGGGTCTAGTTATGTCTTGTGGCCAGAGATTAGTATGTTTGGCTGGGGCCTGACTTACTAAGATGCGAGAGAAGATCTTTTACAGGCACTAAAAGAATATTACAAGGAATTGGTACAGAACCAATACTCACTTGGGGCGTGTGCTGGACAAAGTATAACACAATGGCTAAATTGAAATCTTTAAATAATCAAATATCTTTTGGAGGTTCCGGGTTGAGAGTTGATCATTGTGTTTCAAAAACCTGGAAAGCTGGCCTTGGTTGATGCCAAGATCTTTGGCGAGTCGATACTGGGTGATTTCTTTATTTTTTAAAGCGGTTTTGATTTTTTCATTAAATTTCATAATACCTCAATAATCTATAGGTTCTAAAATTGTACCGGTGGTGACATATTTATTATCAATCCAATCTGTGTTGAATTCAATGGCAGGGTTATCATTGCCTCGCATACCGGCAGTATTTCCGCAGACGCAGTCATCAATACCGCATAAAACTCTTTGGGCTCGCTTAACTTGCCCCGTTGACAATTCTTCATTTTTTGGATTTAGTCTTACTTCGGTGTTGTGGAAGTCGTTTTTTAATGTGATTCTCATGGCTTTTCTCCTTTTGTATTCTTGGATGTTATTTTGCGATCATTTTTGATAGCATCTTATTCCAAGGGAGGTCTCTGTTTTCGATATAGAAAGTTGATTCAGTTTCTTTTTTAAGGGCATCAAAGACAACTTTTAATTGGTCTTTTGTTGCTTTTCTTATTATTGCGATGTCTATATTTTTTCGTATTCCAGTATTATAATTTTGTTTAATTGCTCTTTTGAAACTATTCCACAATTTGTTGCGGATGTCATTAGCCCATTTGATTTGTTTCTCACTGCCATTTAATTTTTTCATTTTGTTCTCCTTTTGGTTTATGTTTCCCTTAACCTTATATATTAAGTATACCAATATTATTGGAATACGTCAAGTTTTATTTGGGTAAAAATGAAAATAAATACAAAAGATTCTAAACAGGATATTCTAATAAAAATGAAAGAAATTCCTCAAGGCGGTCGATATACTTTTTTTTCCAATGGGATGTTATCGGCTATTGACGTATTTGAGGAATTACTTAAAAAGACAAGTCCTGACATAAAAACAATAATATCAACTTGGCAGTTGGGGATACGCGATGCGGAAAGATTAAAACAACTTATAAAAGACTACAACTTGGATATTCGTTTATTACTCGATGTTTCGTATGAAAATAGAAATCCAGATTATTTTAAGCGGGTCAAAGAGATGTTGGGTAATGTTGTTTGGTTGACAAAAAATCATTCAAAGATTATGGTAGTTGAATCAGAAGATTTACATTTTTGCGTTCTTTCATCTGCCAATTTTAACAAAAATTTAAGATATGAGTTCTTTGACATCACGGAGTCAAGGGATTTATGTTCTACTATTTTGGAAGCCTTAAATCCTTTTTTTGAAGGTAGGCCATTGTTGGGAGAACATCGTAATAGGACAGAGATCGGTAATGATTTTAAAAACTGTTTCAAGGAAGAATCTATTAATTTTGGATCTCCAATAATTAGGTCTAAAAAAAGTAGATATAGAATTTTGAGAAAGCAGACTTCATATTCCACACAGTAATGAAAAAGAAAAAATCTAAAAAGAAACGCGCTCATCGCGGATTAACTTTTAAGCAACAGGGCTTTGTTGATAATTACGAAGGAAATGCTTATGAATCTGCGAAAAAAGCAGGTTATAAAGGAACCGAAGGAGCATTAAGGGTTACGGCTTCTAGGCTGCTAACAAATGCTAACATTTTGGATGCTATCGAGAAGCGACAGAAAAAAGAAAAAGACGCCCTTAATGCGACAAGATCCGAAAAGCTTGAAATCCTCTCGGAATTCATCAGGGATAAGACTACATTTGTCACTAAAATTGATGGTGGATTGGAAGAAATAACCCCTAATGTAGAAATTAAGGACAGGATAAAATCCATTGAACTGCATAGTAAAATTAGTGGACATCTTGTACAAAAACATGAACATACAGGAGAAGGCGGCGGCCCGATCGAAACTGCTAACCGGAATCTTGAGATTACCCCGGAAATGGATGCAAAGGAAGCCTCCCGGCTGTATGCCGAGATGATTAGGGGGACGGGGTGATATGCCATGAAATATATGAATCTTAAAGTCAAACTGAATGTTCAAAAAAAGATTTGTGATTGCTGTCCATTTGTTTATATGGGTGCTGAAGGCAAGATTTATTTTGCTGCATGTCTATTATTTAAAAAATTTATTGTCCAGTCAACAAGACCATTGAAAAGCGAAGATATGGAACGCCTTGATAGCTGTTGTGATTTCAGGAATAACCAAAATGGGGTAAGTATTACAAGTTGAAGATCGAAATAAAACTGGATGACCCGAAGTTTTGTGATAGTTGCCCTCTTTTCGCTAATTTTTATGGTGATGGACGATTGGAATGTAACGTTACCGGTGAAATTATTCCATGGAACAAGATAGATGACAAACCTTACTACCCGCGCCCCCAGTCCTGCATCGACGCGCACGGGGAATGATGGCAAAACTTACAATAAAATTTCAAGTAGTCATTAACAATGTTACCTCCGGCTATTTGATTTGTGATGTTGATTTTTTGCCAATAAATTATGAAAAAATAAATGATATGAGTTATGAATATACTCATAATGTTTGTGCACAACTAGACATTGAAACCATTAAACACCGCCAGCAAATAAACGAGCAAAAACGATTAAATTTTGAACGATGTTATGCTGGTTTGTATTGATTCGATTAAATGCCCAAGGAAATAACAATCAAAATGCCTAAATCTTTCGGGATTGAAGTGTGCAAGATTCTTTCCAGGCTCAAGAAGTATATTGAGGCGGCACTGAGGGAGGCGGGGGATGGATGATGATGGGGCGCAGCACCGGTAACTATATTAATAGCAGATACCGAAATAAGCTTAATATGCGAATATTTATCTACAACAACGGAATTAGCAAGTATATCTATTAATGATTTAGGAAATGAAATACATAAAGTATTTGCAACTAAAACTATGAAACAAATTAATCTATTCAATGAATGGTCTTTTGAAATTGAAAGCATAAAGAAGGTTTATTGTTATTTCCTTTCTTTTGTCCTTTTCCTGGTGGCATGCAAGGGCATCCTGCCGAATCCTCGCCGCGACATCACGAAAGACGAGGTCGCATATGGATTTGGTTAGCTTGAAAATTTGACAAATATAAAATAAATAGGTATGTTAAAAGAGAATGGACAATATGGAAATAGATTGGGATGAAAGTCCAGCTTACAAAGCATTAATATGCGAATCGTGTAATCGCCATTTTCCAGTTAAAGATGTTTTTCCATCTCTCTACATTCGCCAAACTATTATAAATAAAAAACCTGTTCTCTGCGCAACTTGTAATAATTTATCAAGATTGAGAAATTGAAAATAGAGTAATATTTTGGACAATAACCTGAAAGATTATTATGAAGAGCAAGCGGCCCTACTGAAAAAATATCGGTTATTGCCCAATAAATATACGGGCCAGGTTGTTTTAATTTTATCCCCTGCCCAGATTGTTCCATTGCTAACCACACAAATGACCTAACCGCTAACGGCATCGCCCAGAAACGAGTTGATATCCTTCTTTGTTAATTTAGGAAAAACTACATAACATACCAACAGAAAGGCTGAAAAGAAAATGGATGAGGTACAGAATGTTTAGCAAGACCTGGGCGAGAAAACGTCACATCGTTACAAATATAGATGTGCCAAGAAAGAAATTTAAGGTATGGTTGAGGTATGGGAAGTACAGAATTCCTTACGTCAGCAACACAATATCATGGAGACGGGAAGTAATACCAAGTCTCGGTCCTGTCACTATGTTTAAGTTCAATTTAAATAATTCCTGGGAGAAGCTGGCAAAGTTTGTGGAGTATTGCGAAGAAGGTGCTACTGTTCTGACGTTTATATTCTATGAATGGGTAAACAAAATAAAGATTAAAGATATGTTTCTTGAAGAAACATGTAATCTTGGAAATAAAACGGAATTTGTTTTTGGGAGATGCGTCCAGGAGTTATAAAATAGACAGAGTTAAAACACACACATAACCTACCCCCTCAGTAGTAATAGGGACAAAGGCCACTGATTGAGACTGATAATCTCGCAGTGGCCTTTTTTTGTTTGGAGATATCATGTTTAAGACATTTTATGGGTTTAGTTCGATGAATGCAGTCGTGCCGGTTATTGAACAGATGTTACCACCAGATAAATACAAGATCGTTAACTGGGTCGCTTCGATGGTCGATGAAAACAGAATCACTGCAACGGTGTTTTACGAGTCGCGGTTAAATTAATCCATGAAACCGTCCGGTCAAAAAATAGTTGAGTACCGCCAGCGATACAAGCCTAATGGTTATTGGGGTGACAGCTGCTGTGATTACGTAGAATCATTTCTAATGATAATAATTCTTGTAGTTGAGATTTTATCTATACCGGCATTCTTTTTTATTATCTTCAAAGCATGTGAAACCCTATGAACCAATGGCCCCCACAATACAAAGATGTTTTCCGTGCGCGGCTTGAACGCATGAAGAAGATTGAGAGAAGCCCCCACCTGATAGCGGGGGCTATTGATTATTACTCAAACAACTGCATCGGATTCATAAACGATTGGTGCGTAACCTATGATCCCCGGAATACAAACAGTGATCGTCCGATGTTTATGCCATTCATTCTGTTCAAGCGCCAAGAAGAGTTTGTGACATTTATTCTTGACTGCATGGAGAATTCCGAGGATGGATTAACGGAGAAAAGCCGGGATATGGGCGCTACGTGGCTTTGTTGTGCAATATCTGTATGGATTTGGTTGTTTAAACTGGGCGCTTCGGTGGGATGGGGGTCCAGAAAGGAAATGCTTGTCGACCGAATCGGAGATCCGGATAGTATCTTTGAGAAAATGAGGATGATCATTGATTACCTTCCACGCTGGTTGTGGCCGGTGGGATTTGATCAGAAAGAACACCTGAACTATATGAAAATCGTCAACCCGGAAAATGGATCTACGATTACCGGGGAGGCGGGGGATAATATCGGTCGGGGCGGAAGGAAGTCAATATATTTCAAGGATGAATCTGCGAGATATGAGCACTCTGAGAGTATTGAGGCTGCTCTGGGTGACAATACCCGCTGTCAAATCGATATAAGCACGGTACATGGGACGAATACGGTGTTTCATCGAAAGCGAAAGGCCGGGAAGCTCTGGGATGGCAAGAACGGCGATATTGAATCAGGCATAACCAGGATATTTATATTCGACTGGCGGGATCATCCCTTAAAAACCACGGAATGGTACGAGAAGCGGAGGGCAAAGGCCGATAGAGAGGGATTAATGGCATTATTCGCCCAGGAGGTTGACCGTGATAGTTCATCCGCCGTTGAGGGTGTTTTGATTCCGGCTATTTGGGTTAACGCGGCCATTGATGCCCATAAGCATAAATCTCTAAAGGATCTTAAGTGGTTTGAGGGCATAGTTTACGGAGCCCTGGATGTGGCGGATGAGGGAAAAGACAAGAATTCCTTTGGAGATCGTAAAGGAAGCGTCTTACGACATGCCTCAGAATGGCCCCATTCTCCAGATGTAGGGGTGACCACTAATAGGGCAATAAGCGAAAGCAGGGCCCGAGGCGTCAATGAATTCCACTATGACTGCATTGGTATCGGGGCTGGCGTAAAGGCTGAAACAAACAGACTTATAAGAGAAAATATTATAGAGAAAACACTAAAAGTCATCGCATGGAATGCTGCAAAGGGCCCTCTCTTTCCCGAGGGAAGGGTGGTGAAGGGTGATAATTCGACACCTAAGAACAAGGATTTTTACGCAAATCTCAAGGCCCAAGGCTGGTGGAAGTTGAGAAGCCGTTTCGAAAAGACATACAAGGCAGTCACCCAAGGTGTTAAATATCCAGTTGAGGAGATGATAAGCATTCCATCGACATTGGGGCAGTTTTTCCACCAGTTAATCGATGAGCTTTCCCAGCCGACATACTCCACCAACATTGTTGGGAAGATTGTGATTGATAAACAGCCGGACGGTGCAAAATCTCCAAATTTGGGAGATATGGTCATGATGGTATTCTGGCCGGTTCAGATCCAGAAGGTTTTGATATGACGAATATGGGGATAGTCCATGATTGAATTAATTGAATTAAAGGAATTGCCCAAAATCAATGAGCATAATTTTTTGGAATTAGAGCGGTTTATTTGTCAACAAATTTACAATGCATTTATATTGCCAAGAACTGCGATCAAAAGACATATTGATTTTAGATTATCTCCCGAGCTTGATCTTAAAAAGGCTTAACATAAATGGAGTGTCAAAATTTTGACCAAAAAGAAAATGAGAAAACAGAGTAATTCATTAAAGAAACCCGAGGTTCATATCGTAAGCGGTATCAGTCTAGTTACGGATAGGAACGGAACCATTGTCCATGGGTCTATTTCAAAAAAAACATGGCAGACTATTGGGGATGATCGGGCTAGAGAATCCCATCTATTGGAAAATAAATTTTAACGGAATTCTTTTATAAATGTTCGGATGGCTTCGAAAAAAACAATCAGTACCAGAGAAAAAAGCCGCGCAGACTCAGGTATCAGTTCCTGTAGCCCCCGGCTCTTTCCTCAACTACATCTTGACTGGCGGTGGGGCTATCACGGCAACAGAGGCCATGACCTTTTATCGTGAAAATGCGGCGATTGCAAC